GAGGCGTTGCGGGCCGTCGTCGAGGCGGCGGCTTAGGCGCGGCCCTCCAGGGAGCGGATGCGTGCGTCGTAGTCAGTATGCTCCCGATCCCTGGTTGTGCGTAGGTCCCCTATCTCGTGCCCTAGTCCTTTGATTTCACGGGAGAGGCTTTCGACTGATTGGCGCGAGATGAGTACGTCGGCGGCGGTTTTCATCTGCTCGGTCTCGATACGGTGCACAGTCTCACCATTGGACGTGAGAGCGGACTCAATCCGCTCGATTGCGCTGGAGTGCGTGGCAAGCGCGTCCTCTAGGCGGCTCACGGCGTCGGCGATGCTGGAGCCATGGTTAGGGCTAACCTGGGCGTGGATTCGCCTGGCCTGAATGAGCGTTGCGGCGCTGGTGACGATGGCGGCGACGCCGCCGAGGCCGCCTAGGGCGGTGATGACCTCAGAGACGGGCGTCATTCGTCGCCCTTCGGGACGTGCGCGAGCGCGGTCCCTGTACCGAGGACGGATGCAACGAGGGCGACCCAGAGGGGCGCGGCCTCGGATTCGATCACGCCATAGATGACCAGGAGCGGGACGGCGGCGGTTACGACGCCGTATGCCCACCTGCGCACCTGTGGAGTGAGCCAGCTGACGGGCTGTGGAGTCATCTCACTGCTCCTTCATTGCGGCTGCGATTGCGGCGGCGAGGCGTCCGCGGCGACGGTCAGCGTCAGCCTTGATCGCCGCAATATCTCCATCATCCAGCGAGCACTCGTACGAGTTTTCGAGTCCGTAGGTCTTTACGAGATCGCCCCAAACCTTTGCGGACGTCATCGCAACGACGTCTGTAGGCGTGACCGCGTAAATCGTATTTGTCTGGCGCGACTTGATGAAATGCATGTTCTCCTCCATGAGTGTGTTGGTGTTTTCGTCTGTTGCACCTAGGCGCGAGGGTGCCCCATTTTGCAGTTCGGTTGCACGAGCTGCGAGTTCTGTGAGCCTGTCCTCCCACTTGCCTGGACATGTCGTTGCGTAGTGGTCTTGGTGTCCACTGAGTGGGAGGTGCCCGTATTCGTCCCAGAGATCGGCGATGAGTTGCGCGACGGTTTCAACGTCATCGGCGTCGCACTCGGGTCGGCATTCGATACCGATGGTGCTCGAGTTTTGCCCGGGGCAGTGCCATGCTGTATCACTGGGACTCACAAGCTGCGTGATTTTCCCTGCGGATACGACGTAGTGTGCACTTGAGTTTCCGTCGTCTCTGCACAGGTATCGCACTACACCGTCGTGTGATTGTCCAAGCACTCCCCAGTGATGGATGATGATCCCTGAGATAGGTGCTGATCGCCCCCGTGATCGGTTTGGCGATGAGACCGTCTGGAAGGTTATTGACAATTTCGTTCCTTTCCTTATACTGCGAGTGCAATCCAGTCAAATGTTGCATCATCGCCGTTTGCTGCACTCGTATCGTTCCAGCCGTAAAAGCTGAATCCCGTCGTTGTCACGTTGTAGATCGCAATTCTGAGTCGTTGCGATGTACACGAGATCGCCATGAATGGCGGCGTCGCAAACGGACGCGGGAATGTAACGCTTTTGGAGTAGGTTTCGTTTGGCTTGTAGCCTCCGAGGCCGACGCGGCCAGTCTGGATACCATTGGCGAGCTTGTCCGTTACTTCCTTGAGTTCAGCGAAGTTTGTGTTCACGTCTTCGGCGCGAGCAATTTCGCCGGGGACAAATGTTTTCATTGGTTGGATCCTTCCTGATTGTTGGTGAGCTGGAGTTGGGTCTTCCAGCTGTATGGAGTGATGAAGTGGGTCACCTGAGTTATGAGTACGTTGACTTCCTCTCCCCTGTATTCGACGCGCGCGGCGGTCATTGGGTCGAAGGTTGCAGCGACGCTCATGTGTATGGCGCGGTCGGCGGGTCCAGAGTCGTGGGCTGCCTGCACAGTCAGCGCAGAGGGCGTTGGGTCAGGCCGGACAGCAGTGAGATATCTACGCGCAACGGATTCAAGATCAGATGCAGGAAGGGTCACGTCGACCTGAACAGATGCCCCGCCCCAAACGGTCGCAGCTGTCGGGTCGCTCACTGTTATTTCCGTGTCGTCGGCGCGCCATTCTGATTGCTCTGAGTCCCACTTCGCGCCGTGGTTTTTCAACGTAATCTGTGCAATTGCGTCGGCGGAACTCCAAGCTACCTGCACGCTTGTGTACGACCAGACGCCGGCCGCTGGCGCCGAGGCGGCGGCGTCGGTGAATCGCACCGTCTGGATGCGGGGCCGCGTTGTTCTGATTGCGACCTCACCATTACGATTGACCGTCCATGAGCCGAGCACGGATGCGACGGCGGCATCTAGGTGCTTTGCAAGGTTGGTTTCCCAGACGATAGGCGGGACGCTTTGGGCGAGCGCGCGTGTATCCAGCGTGTAGATCAGATCTCTGCACGTGCGCGTCAGACGGTCGATTCGGAGCACCCAGTTTTCTGAGCCGTCCCCTTCTTCGTCTGATTTTGCCCCGTATCGTGTTATTGCTACCATGCGCGCGACATTATCGGAGGCAGTAAGAGTAGTCTCATACGCGATTCGAGAACCTGGCTTATGCGGGGAAATCGCCAGGTCAGTGAGATAGCCCGTAAAGACGAACTCTCGGGTCGGCCAGTGCAGTAGACGTATAGGTGTCCCGTGAGCCATGCCTGTTACTCGAGGGGCCAAGCCGTTGACGGCGCGCGCTGTGAGCGTACCTACCTGAGCTGTGAGCGCGGGTCCCGTTGAGGCCACACCTCGCGTGACCGTGATGTCTGTGCACGGCCCGGTGATGTCCTGCCAGGCAATGGTCTGTGATGCGTCCGAAAGCCACGTTCGCGTATTCCAGCGATTCAGACCCCATTGGAGAAACGTGGGGTTTTCAGAGCCACGTGTCCATGATTCGCGGTTCCACCTGCTTTGATTCCAGCGCAACCCGTCTATCCCCTGCAATGGATAGAGAGCCTGCAAACTGAGCACGTCGCAGGGGCGCGGATTGGCAGGAATAGGAGTCTCGTCGCTAATCGTAAGGATTTCGACTGCCCCGGACTTAATGCCCTCTAGGTCGATAGCGATGGAGTGGCCGAACTGATCTGATTGAACAATTTCGTCAATCAATTGAGCTTGGTCATAATGGCGCGCGTAGGAAGCGATTCTGACAATAACGTTTGACGCTAGTTGCCTGGCGCGGATCCTTAGTCTGACTTTGATCTTGTGTCCAGGGACCAGGCGGTCATAGACGAGTCGAAGTGTCTGCGCGCCGTCTTCGAGCGTAAAGTCCCACTGGCCACCGCCGCTGCGTTGAACACGCGCGCCTTTCCAATCACCGACAATCGGTGGAGGCAGAATTGTTGACATTGCACTCTCTTATCTATCTGCGCCGTTGAGTCGCGTGTACTTGCTGATGGATTGTGCGATCACGCGGCCCGCGTCAATCGACGGGTGGAGCATGTTCGCAGTCACGTGGATGGTGACGCCGCCGCGGGCGCGGATCCCGGCCAGGCCGCTGGCGTCTGGGAGGCCGAGCGACCCGGCGTCGGCGGCGGCGACCATGCCCGTGAGAGCGCCGAGGGATCGACGCACTGCGCCGTAGCGTGACTCCAGGCCCCTGATGAAGCCTTCGATCACGAGGCGACCGGCTGGCGTGAGTAGGATCGCGTCGTAGTCGGCTGGACCCTTCCAGGAGGTCAGGTTGGAGGTGAGGTTGCCGAGCGTCGACTGAACGGATCCGATCATGGAGCTGATGCCGTTGATGAAGCCCTGGATCAGGGACTTACCGGCTCCGATGAGGAGCGAGCCAAGGTTGCCGAGCGCGGATAGGGCGCGGGATGGGAGGGATGAGATGGCGGAGATCGCAGAGGACACGCCGCTTGAGATCGCGCCGGTGATGCCGCTCCAGGCCCCTGAGACGGTGGAGGAGATGGATGACCAGACACCGGAGAATACGCCGGAGATGACGCCGAGCGCGCCCGTGATGTACCCCTTAACGATGGAGAGCGCCCCGTTAATGACGCCTTGGATGCCGCTCCAGACGCTGGAGACGATCTGCTTAATGCCGTCCCAGACTCCCTGCCAGTCGCCGGATAGCGCCGATGTCCAGACCTGGATAATGCCGGAGATGACGCCTACCACGGTGGAGATCACACTGGAGATGACCTGCCAGACGCCGGATACCACGGTGGAGATGCCCTGCCAGATGGTGTCCCAGTTCGCTGCGAGGCCTTGGAAGACGTTAATGATGAGATCAACGATGGGCTGACCATAGGATGCCCACGCGGCTTGTAGTTGTGGCCAAACGGCGTCCCACGCAGCCGTGATCTGCGCCCAAGCGGCCTGTAGGGCGGGCACGACGTTGGTTTGGAACCATTCGACAACAACATTCACGGCGGCTTTGATCTGTGCCCATGCGGCGTCAACGGCGGCGCGGAAGGTTTCGTTGTTCTGGTAGAGCGCAACGAAGATCGCTACCAGGGCAGCAATGGCTGCGATCACAAGGAAGATCGGGTTAGCGGCCATGGTGGCATTGAGCGCCGCCCACGCGGTCTTAGCTGCGCCGATGATCGTCTTGATCTGGTTGAAGGTCTTGAAGCCCGCCACGAATGTCCCGATCACGGCGGCGGCGGCTCCAATGGCGGGGCCGAACTTCTCGAAGAATGCGACAACGCGGGACACGGCGGGCGGGACCGTCGTAGTGAGCCAGTCAATGAGGGCTTGGAGGCGGGGACGGACCTCGGTCTGGAAGACGGCGGCGGCAGCTTTGATCTTCGGGACAACGGTCGCCTGGATGCGGGCGGCGAAATCCTGGAGGGCAGGAATGGCAACGTCCTTTGCCCATGTCGACAGCGATTCGAGCGCGGGCACGAGGTGGTCAAGGGCGGCAGACGCGAGGGCGGTCACCATGGGCAGAACCAAAGTGCCCGTCCTGGCGGCGAAGTCGCCGAAGTGAGCCTTGAGGACCTGGATTTGGTGCGCGAGGGTATCGCCCTCACGGGCGAACGCACCGTGGGCGTCAGCCGTCTGCTCCATGATGAGCGCCAACGTCGCGGCCTGTTGAGCTTCATTATCGAAGGAACCACCGACCTTCTGGAAGCCTAGTTCGGCGGCCTTGGCGTCAATCGAAGCTTGCTTGAGGGAGACGCCGTAGCGCTCAATCGGATCGCGCTCCCCTTTCAGGGCGCTGGAGAGCGCGGCGACGGCGTCGGAGGTCGAGCCGCCGAACTGGGCAGACAGGTCGGCGGCGACGCCAATCAGGTCGTTGGTCTTGCCTGCGAGCTGGTCGATGCTCGTCCCACCATTCTTGAGCTGAGCACCAAGCAACGTGCCCAATTCCTGGTACTCGTTCTTGGTCAGACCGACGGTTGATGCCGCCGTGTCGGCGTAGGCCTTCATCTGGTCTGCGCCGGACTTGAAGACCGCTTCGATAGCGCCCGTTGACTGCTCCAGGTCGGCGGCGGCACTGACTGCCTTCGCCCCGGCGACACTGATAGCCGCCGCGCCAGCGACAGAGACGGCTGCCAGAGTCTTCACGGCGGCTTTACCGACGTTTGCGAGATTCTCTAGATTCGTCTCCTTTGCCAGGCCCTTAAATGCCCTGGCAAAGTTCTTCGTTTCTGCGACGACGGATACCTTGACGATATGGCCAGCCAACTGGCTATCCTTTCTGTGCTTTGGCGCGTTCTTGGAGGAGGTCCAGAATCGCGCGGGCGTCTTCGAGCGTGAGGTGTTCGCGCGCCTCCCATGGGCTGATCCCGGCGTCCACGGCGAGGATCGCTAGGACGGGGCTTAGGGAGGTCGCGCCGGTCATTCCCCCGCTGTTTCCTGGGTGGAAACGAGGGCTGTTGCTTCTTCCATGGTCAGTTCGGTGGCGGCGTTGTATGCGTCGTCGCGGGTCTGGTAGCCGCCGCGACGAAACAGGAGGACAGCGCACATGGCGATCATGGGCGAGGCGAGCTTGCCGCCCGCTTCGGGGTCGAAGGATGTGATCGGTTCGCCGGTCTTGCGTTCGTAGTACTCCAGGTCGCCGAGGGTGAGCGCGTTCATGTTCATTGCTGTGGTCCTTACCAGTTGTGTTGGTCGAGTAGATCTTTGAGGCCCTTCCCGAAATCGGCGAACGTCCGGGGACGCATCGTTTCTTCGGCTTGGGAGAGCCAGCGGGGGCCGCTGCGTGAGTCGGCTCCCCAGTGGTTCACGCCCGCGTATGGGAGTCGGGACTTTGAGCCGACTCGCACCATGACTTTCCGCTTGGATCGGCTGGGTTTGATCCCTGCGGCAAGTCGACCGCTATCATGCGGCGCAAGCGTCTTAGCGAGGCTGGCGATCGGCGTTGCGAGCCGGTATGTGAGGTCTTTCAGGTCCGTGACAGCCACGCCTACCGCTTCGGCGTCGCGTAGGAGCGCCTTAATGCCGGTAATCTCGACGCTGCCGCCGTCCAGATTGACGCGGCCATCACGGATACCGGTCATGGTTAGGCGTCTTCCATGTTGCCAGTGCCGAGCGTCGAGGTCGTGGTGAGCTTTTCCGGCTCACCTTCGCATGTCCACTCGAACTCAAATGTGCTGCCCTTTTCGTCGCCAGCCTCGGAGCCAATGGACGGCTTGGTTCCGATCTTGGCGCGTACCTTGAAATGGGGCTGCTTGGGGGTGGCGGTCTTGTTGCCGAATGGCGCGACGAGCACGTCCACGGTCTTACCTGCCTGGTTCCACACCATTTCCCAGAATGAGCCGGGGTCAAAACTCGTGATGGCCTTCCCCTTGAGCTTCCAGGACGCGGACGAGCCACCGAGCGCGTCGGCGAAGGTCACCACGTCCTTGTCGGACGTTTCGGGCGAGAGGTCATAGGACGACAGGTCAGACCAATAGTCCTTGCCAGCGATGGAAAAGCCAAGGCGGTTGCCAAGGATGCGTGTATTGCGGGTGACGGTCATTGCGGGGTCCTTCCCAGTGAGTAGGTGAGTGTGGTGGTGATGGGGGCGGCTAGGTAGGCCTGGCCATCGGCGCTCTTGATGCTCGTGTAGGCGTCGATGGCGGCGGCGGTTCCGGCCTTGATGAGGGCGACGGCGATGGTGTCCACGGCCTCGTCGAGGCGCTCGATGGCCAGCGCGTTGGTCGTGGGTGCGACCGCTACCGTGAGGCTCATTCGCACGGTGACGGCGTTGTAGGTCGTGTCGTCGGTCGTGAGGAGCGGTGACGCCTCGGTAATGACGACGCACGGCGGCGCGAGCCGTTCCGGGATGCTGGTCACGACCGGGAGGTCGGTGGCCTCTCGGAGGATGGCGGCGAGGTCGGCGCGAGCCGACGCGATGGGTCCAGGTTCGTTGGTCATGAGATTGCCAGCGGGAGATATGGTGCCAGGAGGGGACGCGCGGCGACGAGGGCGTCGCGGGCGACACGGATTGCAGACGCGCCGTCCAGGCCGTCGGCAAAGCTTTTGATTCCGTTAGGCGCGCTTCGCCGGTGATACAGCTCGGCGGCGACTTCCATCACGGCGCGGTCATGCACGTCCTGCGGGATGACGGCGGGGCCGACCTGGCTACTCACGAGCGCCGTGGCCTCGTCCACGCACGAACGGAGGTAGCCGTCGACAGGAACGTCACCCACGTAGGCGGCGACGCGGGTAGGCAGGTCGACCATGGTCACGCTCCGATCTTGAGGGGGACGAGGCCGGTGGGGATTTCGGCTGCGACGGCCCCGTAGCGGTAGACAGAAAACTGACGCGACAGGTTGATGATGTTCTCGTCCTGGAGCTGAACGAGGGGCGTCTCGTAGGTGCGCATCGCGTCGCTGTTGTAGAACGCGCCCACGATGCCGGTCCCGAGCTGTCCGGGCGTCGCACGCAGGTTGCAGGTGACGGGCACGTCGAGGATGACGCCGGTCAGG